TCGCGTCCTTCTGCGGATCGACCGCCTCGAACTTCGGCGGCGACCATTCGACCGGCACCATGGGCGACGGGATCTGCCCCGCTGCCCACGCGGCTTCCGTGAACCATCGCCAGACCGGTGCGCAGAACATCGGGATGAAGAGCTGCCACTGCACCGCGTCGATCTGGCGGCGGAACTCCACGAGTCCCGCCCGGATCGAGGAATAGTTCACCTGGCTGAGATCCCCGGTGAGCAACTCGTAAGGCACCCGGAACCCGGCCGAGATGGTGTGCAGGCTCGCCCGCTTGTATTCGCCGTAGCCCCCGGTCGCCGAGGGCTGGTTGAACCGGATGTCCTTGCCGCCGCGGGCATAGGCGATCAGCCCCGGCTCGAACTGCTCGACCCGGTTGCCATCGGCGTCGACCACGGAGGGCGTGATACCCTGCTGCGCCTCGTCGTCGCCGAAGACGATGGCCGTGACGCAGGCCTCGGTCTTCTTGCGGACCAGTTCGGCCACCTCGTAATCGTCGAGATCCCGCAAGGATCGGATCACCGGCGCGCCCCAGGGGACGCCGCGCGCCTGCGTGCGCTGCTTCTCGTAGACATGGGCGATCTCGGTCGCCGGGACCGCGTGCGATCCGAGCCCGCCCTGCAGCGCACCCCAGGCATCGCCGGGGTGCTCGGCATGGAGCCAGTAGGCGCGACGCTTGCCGACCGGGTCGAATTCGATCCCCTGCACCAGCCGCCCCGCACCGAGTGCGCCGGACTTGGTGGCGTCGAGGAAGTCGGCCTCCAGCACCTGCAACTGCAGCGGCACGGCCAGACCGTCGCTTGCCCGCCGCAGGCGGCGGCGCACCAGCACCTCGCCCGCTTCGACCATCTCGCGGCAAATCAGCGTCTGCAGCCCGTAGAAGTCGAGCTGGCCATCGGCGTCGCACTCCGCCGTCCAGCGCTCGAACAGCGCGTCGACCTTCCGGTCCAGCGTGTCGTCGCCACTGGCGGCGCGCGGCATGATGCCCGCGCCGATGATGTTGTTGACCAGCGCCGCCACGGCCTTGGCCGCATGCGGGTTGTTGCGCACGAGATCGCGCATCCGGTCGCGCAGCAGCGCCCCCGCCACACCGATCTCGGTGTCGGCCGAGGATCCCGGCGCGCGCCAGCCCTCGGTGCGCCGTCCGCGTGCGGCGCCATCGTAACCGCGCGTCAGCGTCTCGAAGGCCTGACGCGCCATCACGCGGCGGGCGGCCATGCGCGGCGCCACCGTGGCGATGGCGTGATCGAACCAGGTCGCCGACATCAGCGATCCCCACGGCTGAAGCCCGCAAGCCCGGCGATCGGCAGCGGCCGGGTAGTCCCCGCGATAGCGCGCTCGATGGTGCGGATGCGGGCGAGCAGATCCTCGGCCGAACCGTAGTCCACGGACTTGCCGTCATAGCTGACCCGCGTCGTGCCGCTGGCATAAGCGCGGCGCAGCGCCGAGATCTCGGTTTCCGTCCAGTCGGTCATGTTCAGAACCATCCTCCGCGCCGTCCGAGCCAGTCGGAGCGGCGCTTGCCCTGCGGGGCCTGTCCCTGCCGGTTGATCTGTCCCGCGGGATCGGTGTCGGTGGGGGCGGCCCCGAGCTGATCCTCGAGATCGCGCCATTTCTCGTCGGGCCAGCGGTCCGCGCCCGCAATCCAGGCGGCGGCGCGGGCATAGACCCGGCAATCCAGCGCCTCGTTGCGTTCGCGCAGCTTCTGCCATTCGAGCCGGGCGAAGCCGCGTTTCGTGCGCACCGTAACCAGCTGCTCGGCGACGAACTGCTTCAGCCATTCGTTCTCGACCCAATGCGGCAGATGCACCGAGCCGGGCGGAAACGCCGCCCCGTCGGCCATGTCCTCATCGGTCGGGCGCGTCAGCCGCAGAAAGCGGTAGGTCTCGGCCTTGAAGGTCGACACCGCCACGGTCCAGAGCCGGGCCCCGCGCCGGAGGCGCTTGCCGCCCTCGGTCGCGTCGACGAAGGTCGGCCCCGACACCGGGCTGGAGCGATTGAACCCTTCGACGCCCTTCACCGGCGACACCTGCGCGAACCCCTGCGCCCGCGACCAGGAATAGACCGCAGGGGCCTCGTAGCCCGTGTCGATGGCGAGCCGCGCGATCCGCAGATGCGCGCCGCGTTCGTGCGGCCAGGATCGGTCCAGCAATGCCGTCAGTTCCGACCACGCGTCATGCCGATCCGGCCCGCCCTCGATGACGACGTGATCGACGAGCCAGCTTTCGAGCCCGCGACCCCAGGCCCAGACGTCGACCTCGATCCGGTCCTTCTGCACGTCGGCCCCGGCGGTCAGGAACAGCCCGCCCGCAGGCACCGTGCCGGATGTCCAGCGCTCGCGGCGGTCGTAGAGCCGCTGCCAGTCCGGCGCTTCGCCGGTCTCGACCCATGTCTCGCCGAGGATGGTGTTCCGAAACGCCTTGATCGCCTCGTCCGATCCTTGAGCTGCGTCCCATGCCCGCACGATCCGCTCCCAGCTCAACCATCCGATCGGCGAATAGAGCGCCGAGAGGTGATACCCGACCGTGGTCGGATCGGCGGCCGTGGCGGTCGCCCGCCATTCGCCGCCCTCCAGCATCGCCGTCTTGTGGTGCTCCGCGATGGGCGTCTCGCAGCCCTCGCAGTGATACTGCGCGGTCTCCGGGCGGCCCTTCTGCCAGCGCAGCCGGTCGAACTTCAGCCACTGCATCGCGCCGCAATGCGGGCACGGCACGAAGTACCGTCGCTGGTCCGATGCCTCGTATTCGCGCTCGATCCGGCTCAGCCCCCGGATCGTCGGCGTCGACACCAGGAAGACCTTGCGCCGGTGGGCGAAGGTCAGGGACCGCGCTTCCGCCAGCGTGACCGGGTCGCCTTCCTCGTCGGCCGAGGCCGGATAGGCATCGACCTCGTCGAGGAAGATGTAGCGCGCCGGGGTGGACCGAAGCCCGACCGCCGAGTTCGCGCCCGTCATGATCAGGATGCCGCCCGCGAACTCCTTCGACAGCATCGTGTTGCCCGCGTCTCGCGAGCGCGCCGGTTTGACACGCTCCCGCAGCTCCGGGCTCTCGTCGATCAGCGGGTCGATCCGTTGCCGAGAGTTGCGTTTCGCCAGTTCCACCGTCGGCTGGACCGCAAGCATCGGCCCCGGCGCCTGGTGGATGGCAAAGCCGATCCAGTTGTTGCCCGCCTCGGTCGCGCCAACCTGCGCCGCCTTCATGAACACGATCCGCTGCATGGGATCGCCCGGCGACAGCCGGTCCATGATCTCGCGCATGTAGGGCGTGCGCACCGTCCGGTACCGCCCCGGCTCGGCCGAGGCGCGGCCGGAGAGCATCCGGTGCCGGTCCGCCCATTCCGAGACGGTCAGGTCCGGGTCGGGCCGCAGCCCGTTGCCCCAGGCGCGCAGGATCTCGCCCGCGCCGTCGAAGTCGGTCAGCGTGTCATCTTCACCGGAAGTCGGGCCGGACCTCGGCGAGTTCGTCGAGGTGGGCACGTACATGTTTCTCCAGGACCTTCTGCATCGCGGCTGGCTCCACGGTGATCTGCTGGCCCGTCGCTTCGCGGCACGAGGCCGAGAGCTCGGCCGCCATCAGCGCCGCAGCCCGCGCGGGCCAGTTCACCCACGTGTCCCTTTCCTCCCGCGCCAGCCGGAACACCAGCGCCAGCGCGCGGGCCCGCTCGATCAACTCCCCCTTCAGCTTCTGCAGCCGGATGCGCCGCTCCTGCGCCTTCAGCACCTCGTTCGCAGTCTTCGCCTGCAGGAAGGTCGTGCCGCCGCCCACCACCGGGACCGCCAGACCCTGTTCGCGCAGCGTGTCGCCGACAGCCGCCACCGCCGCCTCGGGGACCGGCTTCAGCTTCGGCGCGGGCGGCTTGCGGGTCTTGGACGGGTCCGTCGTCTCGGCCCGTCTGGCGTCGCTGGCGGCCGCGTTGATGCTGCCGTCCGGATAGAGAACCAGCCGTTCGGCCGTCTTCGCCTTCTGGATCGCACCCCGCGACAGCCCGACATGGGCGGCGTACTGGCGCTCGCTCATGCCCTGCATCGACGGCTCCGATTATCATTCAAGATCATGTGCTTATCGAGTTGATAAGCGTCGCGATCGGAGCGAACGTCCATCCCACAGGGACGATGCAACTCACCAAGGAGCCACCACGATGACCCGCCGCGCGACCGACAACACGAAAGCCCTCGACGCCTTCATCGCCGCGAAGATCGAGATCGACGCGATGCTGGAGCGGCTCGCCGCTCTCAGCGCCGACCATTTCGAGACCAGCCCCGACGAGATCAACTGGGGCCATGTCGGTACCCTCAACCACTACCGCGCCAAGCTGCGCGAGATCACCGACATGGCCTTCAGCGAAGGCGAACACGCCGAGTGAGTATCCGTCATGCGCAAGACCATTTTGGCACCCAGAGCCGGTCAGCCTTGACCAGCGCATTGGCGGTTTCAAGGAGCTTTCGCATGATTGCGACGATGGCGACCTTTGCGGGCTTTCCGGCCTCGCGGAGCGCGGTGTATTTAGCCTTGAGGTCGGGGTTGAAACGCATGGCAA